TAATAATGCTCGTTCTCTTGCAGCCCCTGTGCCAAACTCTGCGAGTTGCACTCCCGCTCGACCACTGCCGAGCGCACCCAAAGCGGCTTGTTGATCTCTTATACTTTGTTCTTGTATAGCTCTGTTACGATCAAATTCTGCTAATGAAGCATCAATCACTTGTGATTGATAAGGGGACATAAAATCTTGTATTTGTTGAGTTGTTGGTGCTCCGACTGATATAGCTCCTAATCCAGTTGTTGCTTCACCTAACGCTGTTCCAGCAGCTGTTCCAGCTGTTTGTGCTTGTGTTAAAAATGGTTGAAAAGAACCTATACCTGCTTCTGCAATACTTTGTGCTTGTGTTTGTAATCTATCTTGTCCAGCAACTGTTGGTGCAAGTCCTGCAATACTTTGTTGTCTAATATCAAATTGTTGACCAGCTTTTTGTCTTGCTGCAAAATCTGCATCTGATTCCCCTGGTAGTTGTGAAAGACCTGCAGCACCAGGTGCAACTGTAGGAATACCAGATTGTGCAACTATTTGTTTACCTAAATCTGTACCTAATTCTTCAATAAATTTTGGTGGTAGGGTTCTTGTTTCTGTAATAGCCATTATAATACTTCCTCTAATCTCTGTGATGTTTGAAACATTTTACGTGCGCCTTCTAAGCCTTGCGATTCTTCAGATACTTCACCTCCGGCTTCGAGGTTTTTCATCATGTTATACATGACTTCTGAGCCTTTGTCTACATCACCTTGACCTGCATTTCTTACAGCATCGGCTGTAAATACAAACTCATTCTTACTTAGTCTTGCAGGTACATCATCTGCTTTTTCCATTCTACCTATTGGAACAAATCCACCTTCCTCTCTAAGGTCCATTTCTTTACCATCCATATCTAATAAAGGTAATGTTTTCTTAGCTACCGGTTCAGGTTTACCACCCTCAGCTACAAAAGCTCTAGCTAATGTATCATACGGTTTAGCTCTTAATCCAGGTATATTTAAACTTTCACCTTCTAAGCCTTGTGATGCTAAAAATTTTGCATATTCATCTTCTTCGCTTTCACCATCATCAAATATAAAAGGTGCTGCCGTTAATCCTGCAGCAGCAGCTAAACCAAACATATCTTTTTTCTCCATGTTTTGAATAAAATCTGTTTCTCTTATTGTGTCAAATAAACTTCTTCTATCTCCAAAAGGAACAAAAGCAGCTGCAGCTAATGCTGCTTTACCTATTGGTGACTTACCAATTTTTTTAAGAGATCTTCCTATCTTCTTAACAAGTTTACCTAATTTATATCCTTGTCTAGCTTGTTCAAGGTCCATGATACCACCTTCGGCAGCAAAAGCTCTTGCTCCACCCGCACTATCTCTTTGACGTAAAGCTAAAAGAATTTCACTTAACTCGTCCTCTCTTTTGTCATCAACAACATCTTCAATAACGTCTGTTTGATAAGGTGTAAATTTTTGATTTGCAATTAAAGTATTTTCACTATCATCATCGTATCTTATTATTTCTGGTGTAGGGAGAGTTTTAGGTTTAAATCCCATTGCTCTTGCATCTACATAATTTTTATAGATTAAACCACCAAACGGAATAGGTGATATAACACTTGCTAAACCACCAATAATTTTATTACTTAATTTTGTACTAGGAGTTATTTCTCCTATTGCTCTTTTTCTTTGCTCTTGTAAGGCTTCTCTTGCATCTTCAGATAAACTAGGACTTTTTATACCTGGTTGTATTTGTTGAAATTGTGCCATAGGATTTCTTCCTCCACCTCCTACTGGTCCAGGTGATCTACCCGTTACAGGTCCTACTTCTCTACCCATATCAGCACCACCGCCCTGAAATCCAGTACGTCCACCTTGTGCTAATAATTGTTTTGCGATTTGAGTTCTAGTTATGGCCATTTTACTATTCTATTTTGTTTTAGGAAATAAATCAAGACTTGGCATTAAGAGAGTTACATCTCTTCTAATGTCTTCTGGAGATATACCCTTATCTTTCCATTCTTTATCATTCTTGTATTGTTCCCCTGTTTTCTTATTACTTATCTTCTCTATAATCTTATCTGGTTGTATTTCAATCATTAAGTTGTTACCTCTCGCGGCTGTATTTCTAATATTGAAGCTATGACGTGCAGCTCGTTCGCGTCAGCAGCTTGTACTTTTAATGCTTCTCCTTCTTCCATTACAAGAGGATTTGTTAAAAGTTCTGTTGTTGCTTTAGATGCTATTGCTTTGTCTTTAAATAAATTAAATATAGTGCCACTAGAATTTACCAATGTTATAGTAATAGTAGATCCAGATCCAGCATCTTCTGATACTAATAATGATTTTACAACAGAAGCTTTGAAATCAGGTACTGTATACAATGTAGTCAGATCTGTTGTAGTTAAATCTACTTTTTTATTTATAAAACTATTTGCCATTAATTTAAAAAGAAGTTTTGTGCTTCTACCTCATCTTTTAGTTCTTCTTGATACGTTGTATTTAGTTTTTGTATTATACCATCAAGATCTCTTACCTGAGCTTCTGCTGTCGGTAAATCATATTCTTTGCTTGGTCTAGTTAATACCTGTACTATCTTTGCCATTATCTACGTCCATCCGGTTGTACGTCTAATCTAAAAGTTCCTAGTTTCCAACTTTGACTAGCAGCTGTGTTTTCAATTTTCATAGCTATTGCACGTGCTCTTGCACGTGTATCTACTTTTGTTGTAGCCGATGTAATATCAAATGGTCCAAGTGGTGAACCAGATTGTGTGCTGTTAGGATAATTTTTTAATTGTAATGTAACTCTAGTAGATCCTGTTTGAGCTATAAAATCAGGTACAAATCTTTTTATTCTCATCAAGAATTCACCATCTCCCCTAAATGTTGCAACACCTGTTTGTGTTCCTTGAGCTGATCTTTGTTGTGTAATATCAAAATCTCCAGAAGATATGTTTGCTGTAACTGCAGTTACAACTCCATTTTTATTTTGATCTGTTCCTATTTCATGTTCATAATATGTTGTTCTACCTTCTGTGTTTCCAACCACATCAAAAGACGTGTCTGTATCTGCATCGTATTCTGTTGCATGGGGAGAACCAAATACAGCAGAGTCTTTCCACATAGTTCTAGATAAAGTTCCATTTGTCCAAACAGGTCTTTGTGGTGATGAATCAAAATAATTATATGAAACCATTCTATTTACTACAGATGAAGATGAAGTTGGATAAAACCATATAACTTCACCAAACAAATTATTTAATCCTGCTGAAACCATCTGATTACCAGAATCTAAATTTATGTCGTCATAAACAAAGTCTTCTACTAAACATGGTAACGATTCTAATTTACCCGCATATCTAAAAAAACCATTCTCTGACATCCAATATGCAGCACCATCAACTTCTACACAAGCATTCTGTCCAACTAATCCACAGTTAGTTCCAGCTTGTGCAAACGCAAAAGTAAATGGCTGACCTACAAAACGTTGTGTAAATAACGATGTATCAGTCCAAACATAAATTGCATCTCTACCTCTGATAGCTCCAATGATCCGTGATCCGTCGGCCAGTCTCTGTGTACCAGCTGTATTGGTTGCTGTTGGTGTATATGTGTTAATATCTTCTTGATCCGAGAATCTAATAAACATATCATCTTGTGTTGATGTATCACCAATTGTTGTTTCTGTCCCAAAAAATACTAAGTGACGATCCGGTGTAGATACAACCATGTGTCGTGATGCGGTTGGTGCACCAGATATAATTGTTGCTCTTGTAGTTGTAGCATTTGATAAAGATGAGTCCCATTCAAAAACACTACCATTGTGAATTAAACAAATAGCTTTGTCACCAAAATTATCCAATGACCACATACCAGGTTCAATAACTAAGTCGCCAGATGCTGCTTCACCCCACGCAACATAATCAGTTGAGTTTGTAACCGTAGCACCATCAGAGTGTGCTGATCTAGTAGAGTTTCTAACAGCTCTTGTAATACCTGTTAAAGTAGTTCCACCTGTAATACCAGTATAAGATATTTCTTCATTTCCAACTTGGATAAAATTTGTACCTGTACTTGGAAATAGTGAAGCGTCTGTTAAAACAATAGACGTACCTGAGCCACCTGTTCCTGCTGTATCATCTAATAACGCTCCATTTAGAGTTGTTGTAAATGCTCCAGCAGCTACACCACCCCAAGACCCTAATCCATAACCGAATCCTTTTGCCTGAACTGGAGGACCAACATGATAGTAATGTTGAACTCTTATACCACCAGATGTTGTTGCCCCACTTCCTGTTTCATTAGAAGGCATTGTTATTGTTAAAGTTGTAGTTGATGGTACAGAAGTTACCATAAATTTTTTATCGTTAAAATCAGACGCACCAAAATTAGAATTAGTAATAGTGCTAAAATTATCTAATAAAATAATATCATCTTCTTGTATATTGTGTGCACCTGAGAAAGTTATTGTAACTGTGGGTGATCCATTAGTTGTACTAAACGCGCTTGTTAAGGTTGTTGTAGATTTAATAGGATGTATGTCATAAAATATACCCCCTGAATACGCATATAGAATTCTATTAGTTCCTATAATTGAATATTTTCTACCTAAACTATTTACAAAATGATGTAGACCTCTAGCAGCTCCTGTTAAATCATCAGTTCCTAATTGCTTCCAACCACCTATTTTTTCAGGTGTACCATATCTAAATCTAACATTATCGCAATCTACCCATTGACCTTCTGCTGTGGTCTCTGAAATCTGTTTATTAATACCGGGTTGAAATCCTATTTTTTGTAGCATAACGGGACTATAATATAGATTTTTCTTAAAATCTATGGATTATTTCTTTTCAATTTGAATATGTTCATCCTCAAAAGAACGCACAGAAAGTGTTTCTTCTGGTAAATACTCATGAATATCAGCAGCTAGTTTTACTAAATGATTACCTATTTGTTTTAAAGAAAAAGCACTTATTTCAAAATATCCTTTGTCTTGTAATATTTTTATCTCTTCATCAGTAAATATAATTCGACCCGAACCGTCTTGTTTATTTTGTAAAATTTTCATTTATAACATCTCCTTTATAGTTTGCATATTTACCATTAGCGTTAACATAATGTAAAAAAGTTTGTATGTGATAATCTCCTTCATAAGGTTCTCTCCAATGTGAAATATCACAACCTTTATATATCACACCATCTCCTGGTTTTAAAATAACTTTGTTACCATCCATATAAATTGGCCATTCATGTTTTCCATCTGATCCAATAAAAAGTGTAACACTTATTTCACAAGACGCTCTGTCTTTATGTTTTTTTAATTCTGCACCATAAGTATAACATCTCCAATATGTATAGGTTTCATGTAATTGTAAGTTTATATTTTTTTCTAGTGTTTTCTTTTTGTTTCTTAAAAATACTTCCATTAAAGGATCTTTGTAAAATTTAGTATCACCACAATTATTTTGCGCTTCATCAAAACTATATGTATTTGTTATGTGTTTTTGTTTACAATATTCATGAGCAAGTTTTAACTCAGCTGCATTTAAAAGTTTAGGTATTACTTTATATTTCCACTTTAAGTTAGCCATGATACAACCGCATAACGCGTTCCTTTCGTAACAGGTGATACAGAATGTGGATACATAAAATTAGAAGGCCACATTATACATCTACCTGGAAATGGTTTTATTGTTTTATATATTTCATTAGTAACAGGGTCATGAAAATTTAACTCACCCCCTTCATAATCATTATTTAAAAATATAATTACACTTAAAGTTCTCGGCATTTTTCCATGATGATCTGAATGCATTTTATAAAATCCTCCTTTTTCATATTTTAAAACTTCTATTGCTTGAACTTTTTCTGCCTGAGTTGGATGATCCATGTTGTACATTTTAAAAATTTTAACAATAATATGACGAAGATATTGTCCCCAATGAATTGAACTTAGGCTTTTAGGATTAAAACTATATGTTTGAGTATTTCTTATATTTTTATTTACTATATCAGTTTTATTATCAGCACCTATTACTTCCGCATCTTTAAATTTAACTTTATTACATATGTATTTTACTAAACTAGCAACTCTTTCAACTTTAAAAACACCATCATATATTTTAATAAATTTATCTATTTCCATGATTTTTTATTCCAAAATAAAGTCTTATAGTTATGTATTAATTTACTTGCTAATTGTAAAACACCAATTGATTTAGATTGATCATCTTCTTTCATTTCTTTTTTCCAACTTTCTCTTTTAAAAGGTATGATTTGAACATATGGAGTTCCTTTTTTAATTACTGTTTCTAAAACAGGATACTTATCTCCATTTACAACAATTGGAAAATTTATGTAAGTAGGAAAGGTGTCTGTATCAACTATACCAGATAAAACTTCAAATCTATCATCTCTATTATTTAGAGGCGGTATAAAAAGACATGAATAACCTGGAGCAGTTTTAATTCTAAAAGGATTTACTATTTTATGAAAAGGTAAATTTTTATTTTTTTCAACAAAAGGACACCCTCCTTTTTTTCCACCAAGTTGTTCTACGCTATGAATTGCAGGTTGATCTG